GCAACTACATCAGCAACTACATCAGCAACTACACCGATATTTTTTTTTATAGTTCTCTTCTTTTTAACAATATCCACATTTTTGCTAACAGAATTATTTTCTGTTGGCACTTTCGGTTCACATTCTCCTGATACAGGATTTTTTTTAAAACCATTTTTACATCTTGGCATAATAATTCTATCTATCTTACAGTATCATTATACATTTTGTGTAGGATATATTACACAAAATATGCAATTCATAAAATTCATATGGACATTTTTACTAATTTCATATTTTTGAAACAATTATTTATATTTGTAAGCATGCGAATTTTTTCTAAATTGTAAGGTCTTATACATTGAACTGCTTCTTCATATGTTTTCCACTCTATTTTACTTACTTCCAATTTATCATAATTCAAATATTCTTTATGTAAATCTGATTTTTTCAAATTCATTTTCATTAAATAATAACGATGTTTATAAGTTTTGTAATTTGATCCCATAAATACTTCTTCAAAATGCATTATATTTTCAATAATAGTCAAATCATTTTTATTATATCCTGTTTCTTCTGAAAATTCGCGTAAAGCTCCATCTAAATCTTTTTCATTGTAATTTTTACGACCTTTTGGAAATCCCCATTCAGGTTCGATCCATTCTTCATCTGAAGTCAATTCAATCAATGAATATAAATTATAAAAATCATTTTGATTTACAATTCCAAATTTAATAGCCGAAAATTTTTCTTTTGAACTCAAATATTCCGAATGATATTGTTCACCCGTGTTCTCTTTATTCCATAAATAATTCCATAAATCTAAAAATTCTTTTGTCAATATAAAGTCCTTTTCTTCAACAGTCATTTGCTTAAATAAATTCAATAAATATGTTTTATTGTATATTGAATATTTTCCACGAATAAAATCCATAAATCCAAGTGTATGCCGTCTCCTAATCATTAAATATTTCTGTTGGTCATCTTCTGTAATAAAAGCTATTATACCAACACTCAATATAGGTATTTTACACTGGTGGTGATGATGCCCGTATTTTTCACAATTTAAACATACTATACTTTCTTTTTTGTTCCATTTGTCATTATTTGTAGTGGGTGTTGTCATTTCTCTTCTTCGTATTTACTCGAATCCTTTTATATACTTTGTAATATAATGGATCACACAAATACAAATATATACAAAGAAGTAAAAGATGAGCGCGAAATATTTTTACCTGAAGTATGGGGCACACATTATTGGTTCTTTCTAATGACAATTGCGCTCACATATCCAGACAATGTCAATGCAGTAACAAAACGTAAGTATTACGATTTGATACAAAATATGCCTATATTTATACCTAATGCAGAAATTAGCAAAAACTTTAGCGAATTATTAAATAATTATCCGGTAACACCTTATCTAGATAATCGCGATTCCTTCGTTCGTTGGATTATTTTTATTCATAATAAAGTGAATATTAACATAGGTAAACGCGAAATTACAAAAGATGAAGCGATGGATCAATATTTCAGGCAAATGGTACCTAATACTATTTTCAAAGTAGACAAAATTGAATATCGTAAATATGCGGTCTACATAACAATATTATTACTGTTAGCAATTTGTGTTTATTTTTTATTATAATTCTTCTAATAGAAAACCTTGTATTATTATAGAAAGATATAATGCGAATAGAAATTATACTTTTTTTAATAACTGCTTTTATTGTTGGAAATATATACACTGAAGGCAAACTTGTAAAACTAGTGCTTTCATGGAAAAAATATTATCAGATGGCTGGAGTAGTTCTAGGCGCTCTTTTTATTTACTGGTTATTTAAGAAAAATCCGATGTCACCGAATCAAATGCTCGCCACTACAAACGAATATTTGAAATATATGCCAATAGATAGTAGTACATCACAATTTATTAGTCCAATTTTGGATTTCACGAGTAAACAGAATTTTTTCGGAGACGCCGATTTTTTGCGCGGAAAACCAGATATAAATTACAATGAAAATCGTATAATGAAATCAGGTGGTGCTAACAGAAATAATATGGGATCGAGTTCGGATAATACAGGAATCGGATTTGGAAAAACAAAACGGTCTGTTAGCGAAACCAAAAAAAAATTTGTAGCTTCAAGACAAAATTGGGGGTGCGGTGATTGTAAAAAACAATTGAATGCATGGTTTGAAGTAGATCATAAAACAAGACTTGAACATGGAGGCAGTAATCATGTAGATAATTTAGTTGCACTTTGTAGAGAATGTCATGGAAAAAAAACTACAATAGAGAACCTGTAATTTTATTTTAATTTTTTTTCATTATATACTTTAAGATGTCTTTTAATGAAAATATAGAAAAATTCACAAAAATTTTTAAAGAAGAAAATAATATTATACCATTTATTGTAATAGGTTCTTTAGTTACATTTGTAGTATATCAAATTTATTCTGCTATAATAAATGATGATCAAGTGCAAAATTATACTAAATATTTTTATTATACATTAATTCCGCTTATAATACTATTTTCCTACATAATTTACGTTATTTTTGATAATAAAAGTCAATATATGTTTTTTTTAATTTCTATATCTACAATAATCGGTTTTCTTATTATTTATTCACTTCTCAAAATTTCTAATTTCAAATTTAATTTTACATTACAATCTTTATTTTCTTACGCATTTATAGGTTTTATAATTTTATTTGGACTTTCTATATTTTATAGCGTATTTCAAAACGAATTACGTACAACTGATACATGGGGATCATTTTGGGTAGAAATGATTTTTTATTTGCCATGTATGCTTGACATGTTTATTAAATATATTTTGAATGATTATGCTAATACATCAACTAGAACCGTAATTATGTTTATAATTGAAATAATTTTGATTATTAGTTATCTATGGTTATATCCAATATACAAAAAATCTATTTATAATAATGGTATAATTATTCAACAAAATCCGGTATTTTTGAATAAAGTAGTTTCTAATTTAATAAGACCGATCAAAGATTCAGGTACAAACAAAGCACCTGATTATTATTTAAATAATAATCCTTTGAATTGGTTGATTAAACAAGACACGAGTATTCATGCTTACAGAAAAAATTATGCTATTTCTATGTGGATATTTGTTAATCCAATGCCTATGAGTAGACTAGGATACGATGAAGAAACGAATATTTTCTTATATGGTACTGGGTGGAATAGTAAAACTATAGGTAGTCAAGATTCTACAGATCCTGTAGAATATCATCCACGATTATCAATGACTCAAGAAAATGACAATTACTTATTTAATTTTTATTATAGTGGTAATACAGCGCAGCATCAAATGGAATTACCATTGCAAAAATGGAACAATGTGGTATTTAATTATGTAGGCACAGGCGTAGATGTTTTTATAAATGGTGAATTCAAACTTTCATATAACTTTAGCGATGATATGCCAAATTATAGTGACGAAGATGATATTATAATAGGAGATACTAATGGATATGATATTTTCAATTCAAATATTATTGCAAATGGACTTTATGGATCTATTTGTAACATTGTTTATTACAAAGACCCGCTATCTAAACGAGATATTGTTATGAATTACAATTTATTAGTAGTCAATAATCCGCCATTAATTGAATGAAGTAAACTGAATGAATAAATAAAATTCTTTATTCATTATATAATTAAATGAATCCTTTGATTATTATTTTAGGAGTTATAGTAATATTTTTATTGTATCAATTATATTTTATATATACATCTGCACCTACAGTTGCAAATAATATTTATTTAGGTTCAACAACTCAAGTACCTGCTATAAATTCTGGTTCAATAAGCCTTCCAAATAACTCAACATATACATTTGCATTTTGGATTTATATCAATACATTTTCGCAAAATATCGATGAATTTATTGGATTTGGTAATATGGGTGATAGTACTATTGCAGCCGCTTCTTTAAAGAGTGATTTAAATAGTTCATTACCAACAAGTGCAAGTACAACTTTAACAACAAAAGTAACAAACCCTCAAAATGTATGCACATTTTCAATGGATAATAATTCCCCTACATTATTTACAAATATAACAACTACTGATAGTAATCAAAATACATATATTGTATCTGTTCCTATTACAAATAATTTGCCTGTACAAACATGGACATATGTGTTAGTATCTGTATCTACAGTTGCAGGTCCTTATGTGGATTGTTATATAAATGGCAAATTAGTAACTTCACAACAATTAGCTTTTAATAATTCAGTATTAAGCCCTTATAATCCTCAAACACCAAGTTCTAGCAATATAAATACAGTTTTGTTTGCAAAAAGTCCATCAAATTCTAGCGATAGGGATGTATATTTAACCAAAATTAGTTGGATACCAAATCCAGTTGATCCACAAACTGCTTGGTATTACTATAATCAAGGAAATGGAAATCCTACTGGAAGTGGAGCTCTATCTACTTATCATTTAGAAGTTGATTTTATAAAGGATAGTACTGTTTATCCATGGAAAATATTTTAATTATGAAATTTATAACTGTATAATTGGTATATTATTATGTGTAAAAAAAATCATGATATTATATAATATAATATCATAATGAATAGTGAACCTTCATCTATGGAAAAAATACAAAATGTTGCTTCTGATATTGGACAAAATGTATCAGATGGATTCAATAATATCAGAGAAAATGTAGAACAAGGTTTTGATGCAGTAAAAGAAAATATTAATGACAAAGTCAACGATTTTTCATCAAGTTCTACTGTTGTAGCTACAAGCAATTTTTTAGATACTAACACTACAATTGCCAAATTTGCATTTATTATTTTAGTAGTTGTAGGATTTTTGATATTATTTAATTTAGGAATGCAATTAATTGGATATATATTTTCCTCTTCAAAAAACCCTTATTTAATTAATGGTCAAATACCTGCAAATGTTTCAAAAAAAATAACACAAGACCCTGCTGTATCAGGGTCTATTACTATTCCACGATCTAAAAATGCGCTAACAGGAATTGAATTTACATGGTCAGTATGGATTTTATATGCAGTTAATCAAAATGTCCCAAATGGTACTTATTTGAATGTTTTTAACAAAGGAGATTTAGGTATGAATCCTAATTTGAAACCTTCATTAAATAATGCACCCGGTGTATACTTTGGTCCTTCTTCAAATAATGAAAGTATAAATTCATTATGGGTACTTATGGATACAATGCCAACACCATCTACAAATTTAGTTAATCCAGCTTCACCGATTACTAATGAAACTATTGAATTAACAAATATTCCTATTAATAAATATTTCCATTTAGCTATAAGATGTGAAAATAAATTTATTGACATTTACATTAATGGAACTGTTGTGTCTCACATAAATTTGATAAATGTGCCAAAACAAAATTTTTATGATATAACTGTAGGCGATTCTTATTTTTCAAATAGTTATATTTCTAATTTAAGATATTTTAGTAGTGCGCTTTCAGTTGTCGATATTAATACTATTGTTGCGAATGGTCCAAACACTAAAAATGCAAATGAAAATACAAGCATATTCCCTCAATATGTGCCAAATTATTTGTCGTCTTTATGGTATCAGTCGAAAATTCAATAATTTTTTATAATTCATATGTAATTCATATATAATTCATATGTAATTCATATGTAATTCATATTATATTATTTAATAATATAATATAATGTCTGGAAATAGTAATAGTTATTTAACAAATGCATGTAATAGTGTGGCATATAAAAATGCAATAGAACAACGTAAACGCGCACAATATTTCAATATTCCGCCACAACGTTACGATAATTTGTCTGATAATCCATATTTAAAAATCAATCCTTCAACAAACGAATTATTCACAAATTTTGATTTATCTATGAGACGAAAAGTGGAAGTTCTCAAATACAGTAATAATTCAAGCAGTACAAAAACAAATAATTTAACAAAACGTCAATTATGGGCGCAAATAGTAAAAGGCAAATCTTCAAAATATTCGCAAGCATATATAAATAGTAATCCTGCACCATGTCCACCGTCGATTGTTTATACATCTTCCACTGCATCTAATGTGCCGGGTCCACCTATTTTATTATATGAAGATAATAATGTACCTCTGTATAATTATATTAATGATGCAACACAAGACGCTAATTACGGAATACAAAATAGTATTCCGACAAATACATTATGGAATATTTATCCATTTTTGAATTCTATTTCTACTCAAAATGTTAATACACAATTACAAATACTGCTAACAGAATCAAATTTTTCGACTGTATTTAATACTTTGTCAATACAACCAAATATAGTAAATAATTATTATACATATTCTGTTAGCATTCCACTTGTAATTTATGTAGAATTAGATGCAAGTACTAATAATGTAGGGACATATAGATATACAGATCCTAGCGCAATTCAAATATGGGTTTCAAATGTGTCATTATCTGTTTTTTACAGCGAAAGCGATATTTCATTGAATTCGGATATTAATTATTCGCTTTCTAATGTATTTTACAATTCATATGATAATGCAATGAATATTTCAGCGGATGTGCTAGTTGATAATACGAGTGTGGATCCTTCATATAATCATTTTTATGCATATGGATATGCCGGACAAATAGAAATAAGTAATATTGTTTTGCCAACACAATCCGGATATATTTATGATATGAAACTTGAAGTCAATTTCAATTATAAAATGTCTGACAATTATAGTATTTTCAATTCCACATTGAATCCGTCATATTATGTTGCATATTTGAATCCTACATATGAAACTACTCAATTGCAATCACTTAATTGTACAGTAACAAATCCACATACAATAACATCTGATACATTACCTTCATTTTCACTTACAGGACAATAATATTATTGAATAAATGCAGATTCTAAACGCTCCAAAATAAAAAAAATACGCGGATAAAGCCATTCAATATCATAATTGTAAGAATTCACGTCAAACTCTAATTCCTGTATTCTGCAAATAATCCAATTTGTAAAATAAGTAATCGCTTCAAAAAATAGGTCAATTTCTGCTTGATTTGACGTATAAGGTGAAAAGGGTGAAAAATCATATTTGTAAAAAAATGGATCTAGAAAAAAATGAGGATAAATATGTTTATATTTCGCGTATTTTTCTGGTACATTAATAATATTTTCTGTAGTTAAGTTAATGTATTTTTGTAAGACATGTTTTATTTTTGGCATTATATTTGCATAAAGTTTTGAATATTCATCACTTACTTTTTTATAATCTTTGCCGCGTATTTTACAAAAATCGTGGAGTTTTTGTATTTCTATCAATAAATATTCCGTGATTTTTCCATTTCCTCGAATATCATCCAATTTATTTTTTTCCTGTTGGTATTTATCAAATTCTTTTTTCAATTTGTCGTATTCCGTTTGTATTTCTTCTTTTGAATTCCATTGACGTATCAAATAATTATTAATAATATAATCATAACTAATAGAATGCTGGTTTTCTCTAACAGATTCTGTTAGTTCTCTTAAAATAAATTTTTCTTGCTCTGATGTTAAGTCAATATCAGAATAAGATCCTCCGCGAACATATGCATAACCAAAATAATACATATATTCTTTGACAACGTTGTCTAAATGAACTTCGTTTTTTTCCTCAATAGTTTCTATAATTTTAATTGGTTTATGGATTTTTAAATAATCGTAATATATTTCGAACTCTAAGAGAACCATGAATGAATTTTTTTTAGTTGTATGATGAATAAAATAACAATTGTCTTCTAATTCGATAATATATATATATTTTTCATTCATTATAATAATAGTTATATCTTTTTTATCTTTTATATTTTGTTTTATTTGTTTTATTTGTTTTATTTGTTTTGTGTAAAATATATTTTAGCGTTAAACAATACAAATATATATATAATTTACAATTATATGGGAATTGAAACTTTCTTTTTTATTAGTTTGGCTGTAACATTTTTATTATTAATTGCACTTGTTTATCATTTTCATCAGAAATTCGTTACAGTAGAACAACGTGTTAATAATGTAATTGAAATTATTAATAGTGTTGTAAAAGAGATGCAAAATTTGAAAAGTGCGCAACAGCAACCAAAATGTTGTCCAGTACCTTCGCCTTTGAAAAACCCATTTGTTTCATCCGGTGAATGTATTAATATATCTCCTGATTCATTTATTCAAACAAATGATGTTTCTTTAGGAGAAAATGTAGAATTGGATGATAATTTGGAATTGGAGTCGGAATATGAATCGGATTATGACTCTGAGTCTGAATATGATGAAGCAGATGATGAAAAAATTATGGTTTCTGACGATGAAGATAATATTGAATTGATGGATGTTGTTGATGTTTTGAATATTGGTGATAATACAGTAGAAATAGCTGAAACTAAAAATGATGATGTTGAAGAAATAAAAGAAGATTTAGAGAGTTATGAAAATTCTGAATCTATTTCTATTATTTCTAATACGGATTTCAAAAAGATGGATATTTCGCAATTGCGTGCTATTGCAAATGCTAAGGGTATTGATGCAAAGAAAATGAAAAAGGCTGAAATATTAAAACAATTGGAACAATAATTGGATAAAATACTTTATTTATAGTATATAGTATAAATAAAAATGTCTTTGTCTTATTCAACTGTAGATTTTTCAATGTTGAATGTTCCTTCAATGCCATCGGCATCGCAATTAGGATATCATTCAAATAATTTATATGACAATTTTCCACCTTTAATGTCAGATGGACGCACGGTAATTGCTAGTTATCAACCAGATGCAGTTGCAAATGAACAATTATTGAAAGAAAATGGTATACAAACAAACTGGGAATATCGCAAATATTTGCAAACAAATGCGCGGGATATAATGCAGAAAAATTGTATGAGTATGTCCAATGATGTTGGATATGTTAAGAGATTTGATGATGATAACACTATTAAGAATGTTCCACATATGTTTAACGGTAGTCAACAAAAACCAACAGGATATTCAGATAGTGATTTGAAACGAATGTATTTGACGAGGGAGGATCTGAATTCGCGTGTTAACAAAGCGACTGTGCCAGTTACACAACAAGATGTTCTCAAATATCGTTGAATAATATTTTGTTTGTTCATATAAATTGGATGGTATGTGTTTATAATAAAATTAATACTTTACAAATGCATTTTCAAGTCAAATGCATTTTCAAGTCAAATGCATTTTTAAGTCAAATGCATTTTTTGCCAATTACAAATAAATGTTTCCAAAATATCACCATTTTTACAAACTTTAATAGAATAATCTAATATTTCACGTCTAATTATCAATGCATTCAATATTTCATCTATTTCAACATAATGTATTTTTATATAATTATTTATTTTGTATAATTTAGGCTTTATTCCTAATATTATACATGCTTTTTTTGGTCCATTACCAACAATAAATACTTTGTCAATATTTATTTTATTCACTCTACAAATAGCGGATGTTATATCATATATAACTAATCTACCTAATCCATATATGGGTTTACAAATATTGTAAATTTTCGAAAATATTTCTTCGAATGTTTGGTTTTCATAATCTGAAATATTTATTTGTTGTAGAATCGGTTCTAATACTTTTTTCCATCGACAATGATCAATCGCTTCTTTAAATAATTTCAAATTGTAACTCATTTTTATTATAATATATTATATTTTATAAATAAAATCAATTTTTATAACAAACTAACAAACTAACAAACTAACAAACTAACAAACTAACAAACTAACAAACTAACAAACTAACAAACTAACAAACTAACAAACTAACAAACTGATAAAGTGATAAACTATATAATAAATAATAGTATATTTATTATAATGACAACACAAAGAATCATCAGTTTTGATGTCGGTATTAAAAACATGGCATATTGCATATTGGAAATTAACCAACAGATTACAAAAATATTGGATTGGCAGGTTCTCAATTTAATAGAAAGAGAACCTAATTCTACAAACACGGAAAAATGTCAAACACTCTTTTCAAAAAAAAAGAAAGATTCTCCCAAAAAATGTGAAAAACCGGGCAAATACAAAATCAATTCTGTTAGCACTTCTACAAAATATTTTTGCGAAAAACACGCAAAAGAAACACAATATATTATGCCAAATGACAGGTTCTCTTCTTCTCAATTAAAAAAGATGGATATTGAAGATTTGAATAAACATTTACAAAAATATTCGATGGAAATACAACGAACTAAAAAATCGGCGATAGAGAACCTGGAAAAATATTTCAACGAAAATTCGCTGGAATTAGTAGAAACAAAAAAAAAATCGGCGAATGAGTTAGATTTAATTACATTAGGCAAACATATGATGTTAGCATTAGACCAGAATCCTAATATAAAAGATATAACACATGTAATAATAGAGAACCAGATATCCCCGATTGCGAATAGAATGAAAACAGTGCAAGGAATGTTGGCGCAGTATTTTATTATGCGTGTTCCTAATTGTAAGATAGAATTTGTGTCATCTTCTAATAAATTGAAGGCTTTTAATAAGACGAATGTCGAAAAGACGAATGTCGAAAAGACGAATGTCGAAAAGACGAATGTCGAAAAGACGAATGTCGAAAAGACGAATGTCGAAAAGACGAATGTCGAAAAGACGAATGTCGAAAAGACGA